CCCCGTTTCGTCGCCGGGGCGCCGAACAGTTGGCACACGTCCACCTGCATTCTGTCTTTCGGCTTGAGTTTCACGTACCCCATACGCGACTCCCCTCCACGGGTTTCGGCTCCTCAAGATCGGAGAACAGGTGGTTGGCGACCATGCGAACGACGAACTCCCAGTGACGGCTCATATCCGTGCCGTGAGGCATTTCGACCGGACTGCCGTCGCACTCGTAGCAGTCGCCCTCATACCAGACGCGCGAATAATAGTCCCCGTGCCATTCCTTCGCTATGATCCTGAGCAGCGTGGTCTCCAACTGGCCGCGCGGGCTTGAGGTCATGTCCTGCTTCCAGTTCTTCGAGAACGTGCTGTTCTTCTGCGTGCGTCCCTCGATGTCGCACAGGCACCATGATGGTTCGCCGTCAGGGATGACCGTGGTGCCATGGACGCCCGTTACGGGCTTCATCGGCTGAACGATCACCCGGTCACGGTACAGGATCGTGTCCGGCAGGACAGGCGTGATCCCCGCGTCGTCGCCGTACAAGCTGTCGCCGGTATCAGCATCGTCCGGATACAGGGAATCCATGTCGAAGCTCATACGCATCACATCCCGTAGACCCGGCCCAATCCCATACGAATGCTGCCGGCATGACCGCGGTTCGACGGGGAACCGTTCAACAGGCTGCGTTCACTGGAACTGATGTACAGGTTCGGACTCGCGTCATAACCGGGAGGATTCGACTGATCGTCCTTCAACGTGTAGTCATATGAGCCGTTCGATTCGGATTGGACCATCCTGTAGCGGATGAGCCTCAATACCATGCTGCAGCACACATATTCGAACGTGCTGGGATCCAACGTTCCCGCGTCCAACCGTTTGGCGGCGTTCGTCTCGCCGAAGCATTTGAACGCCGCCTGACGGCATGTGTTCTCGATCCACGCCCTGGGATACCGGTCGTCCGACAGCAGGTCGCGGTAAGGGAGCGCGTTCAGTTTCATGGCCTCAACCCAGTCGAAATCGTCAACGCTCGCCATACCACACCCCTTTTAGAGAACGTCGGCCTCGAACGTGCTGACCGCGTCCACGAGAACCGGGAGCGCGGAACCGTTCACCCACATGTCGTAGTTGGCCGGCGCCTCATGCAACAGGAGAGCTCCGACCATGCCCCGGTTCACGGTCTTGTTCAGCTCGTACGCCGGGTCGGCGCCTTCGGCGGTCGGGCCATCTGCGGTGAAGCCGAGCGTCGGATCGTTGAACGACGGGAGCATGACGAACGTCTTGTCCGGGATCAGCGTGGACAGGTCGGTGTTCATCTTGAATCCGTTGTCCAGTTCAAGATCCTCGTACATGACGTCCACCATGCGCACGTCGGTCAGACCGCAGTTCGACTCAAGGTAAGCGAACACCTGTTCGCGGGTGACGCGCGGCGGGGCGAGTTCTGCGCTCGTCTGATACGTGTATGCACGGATCAGGTCGTTGGTGCGCAGCGCGTCGATGACCGCGCTCGTGGTGAACGCGGCGTGGCAGACGCGGCCGCCGTTCTTGCGGATCGTCTGGTTCCATCCGTCGATGTCCGCGGTGATGTCGGCGGTCGCCACGTTCCACTTCGCGGCCGGGGACTGGGACTGCTGCTTGGTGGGACGGCCGAACGAATACGTGTTGTCGATGCCGTTCTCGTTGATGCCGATCTTGCCGGATACGAAGGCGTTGATGCTTTCGATCTCCAGGGTGACCGCGGCCATACGGCCCAACCGTTCGAATCCCTCCTCGGCGGCGTTGCGGAGCCACGTCTTGTCGGTGGCGTGCATGCTCATGTCACGTTCGGTGATATGGTCCATTCCGGACAGAGGGAGCAGGCCCGTATGCATCTCGCGGGATGCGGTCGAGTGCGACACGTGGCCGATCTCGGCGTCCAGTGCACGACGGCGCATCGGGTTGACGGCCTCGTTCTGCACGTTTGGCGTCCAGGTCACGGTCCACAGGCCGTCGTTCGACTGCATCGGGAACACGTTCGAGAACGGGAGGATGCCCTTGACGAAATCGAAGCCGGCCTGAACGGTCTCGCTGGCTTCGGCAGGCGTGATGATGCTTTTATCAATCGCCATATGAAAAACTCCTTTATATATGGTGAGACCCCGAGCCTGATCGGGCTACGGGGTCATCGGAAACGGGAACCGCCGTTAGGCGGCATTCTCGGCGGCGTTGATCGCAGTGCGCGCAGCTTCGGCTGACGCGGCCTTCATGAGCTGCTTGCCGATATCGGTCGCGCCGGACAGCGTGTCAACGGTCACCGGCGCGGATGCCGTGCCGGTATTCGACAACGGGGTGACCACGTCGTCCTCGATGTCGTAGAAGTCTCCGCCCCACTTCGCGCCGGACACGTCCGCATGCAGGTTGGACACGATGATGTCGCCGCGGTAGCGCATGCCGACATTCGGCTGTTCCGTGCGTACGCCGGACAGTGTCACCTGCAGTTCCACGTCGGATTCCAACAGTCCGGCAATGATGTTCTGACGCCCATCCGAAGCGGTGGAATCATACGGGCCATACAGGCCGTTGTTCGCGCCGCTGGTGATCTTCGCGAGCGGGGTGCCGCTGCGGATCCACACGGTGGTCGCGTTCTCGCCCTCGCCGGTGATGTACTTGGCGCGCTTCTCCTCATCGTCCGGCACGAACAGTGCGGGCACGATGGTGACGCTCACCTGACCGCCCGGCTGTTCCGCATAACGCCACGAATTGTCATACTCGTGGGTGGTCACGCCGGAATCGATAACCATTTCAGCCATAAGCCGACTCCTTTATCTATTGGTTTGTTAGTTCTTCTTCTGCCGTGCCTGCTGACGTTCCATCGCACGCTTGTAAGCCTCGCCCTTCACGGGTCCGGTCCTGAACATGCCTTCGCCCTTGGCGCCGTCGATGATGTGCTTGGTCGCCTGCGTGGCGGTCGGCTTCTTCTGCGGTTCAGGATCCTCACCGGCCGGTTCAGAGGATGGCATGGGGATCAGTCTCGCGGCCTGCTCAGCCCAGGACTCCACTTCGTCTGGATCGTCGCCCTTGAACAGCGAGTCGAACACATCCTGAGTCAACTGGGGGTGCTTGAGCATGGCCTTGAGTTTCGCGTTCTCCATGCGGGAGGCGTGCAGTTCGCCGTTCGCGGCGGTCAGCTTCTCGTCAAGCTCTCCGGCATGCTTTTCGGATTCCTGCAGCTTGCGGTAGTTATCGCTCGCGCGATTCTCGTTCTCACGGCTGAAATGCTTCCACTTCTCAACGTCGTCGGCGAAATCCGGCTTGTCCTGAGCGGGAGCGGGGTCCTTTACGGGTTCGGTAGAGGTCTTTTCGATCTCTTCATTGTTTGGCATGATGCCAATGTCCTTTCAATATTCACGCGGCCAACCCGAGCGTCGTCCGCAAGCTCATCATGAGCCGACTGTGGTAGGCCCATGCCTGTTCCAAATGATTCGACGGTCTGAACGTGTACGTCCTGCCGCCATAACGGAACGAGTCCGGTTGACCCGTTTCGTACACCTTCCTGTAATGGGCGTCGAACGCGACCGCCCGATCGTACATGCGCTGCAGTTGCTGTTCGGTCATCTCCCTGTCAGGCGTATGCCATTCCACGCCTTGACGGGACGGCACGTTTCGCTCTCCGGTGTCAGCCCTTGCCATCACCGGTCCGATCTCGCCGTTCACCGTATAGTTGACGCGCACGTTCATCAGGTCACGTCCATAGGTCGTGTACGTGAATCCCTGCGCCTCCAATTCCTTTCGGCGTTTGTCGCTCAATGCGTTCCACGCCGCCTTGTACACGCGATTCAGGTCCGATTGGGTGAGTCCGGAACCGGGATCGGAGGATTCGGTGACAGGAATGACGCCGCAATGGCAGTTGGAATGCAACGGGAGCAGCGACGCGATGGAATACAGCCGGTCACTCGCCACCACGCACAGGCCGCATGTGCCGGAACGCGACAGTTCCGGGTGGATGACCCTCCGGTACATCGTCACCCCGCTGTCTTTGAACCGGTCAAGCGTGGCATGTGTCGAAGCCAGTTGCCCGTCCGTCCTCGCAGTATCCTGCACTTTGCCGAACGCGGCATCCAACCATTCGTCCACCGCGGTCTGGACCTTGTCTTCGAGATTGTCCCACGCCAGCGGTCTGATGGTCGGATCGCGGGTCGCCATGTGCCGGTATTCGCTGACCGGACGCACCGCCACGCTCCAAGGATCGGTGTTGTCGCGCGTCACCACGTATTCGGGGATCTGACCGTCCGGTGATATATTGACCAGTCCGAGCATGATGTCAGCGTAGCTGATCGCGAGCCGTCTCATACGGCGTATGAACGCCATCTGCTGCTCCGTCACATACGCTCCGACGCCCTCGGTGACCGCATCGTTCCACCAGTCGGCTGGAGTCATGGACTTGAACATAGTCCACGCGCGTTGGATATATTCATCCACCAGCGCCTGACGCTGCCGTTCCAGCACGTTCAGCACGCTTTCCAATTCAGGCAAGCGCCTCACCCGCCTCAAGTCCGCCGGTCAACGAGGACTGCGATCCATCCAACAGTCCGGATTCCATGAGCGGATCCGAAATGCCGGTCGAATACTGGTTCGATGTCGTGTCCTCCAGCATGCGATTCTCGGCGGCCAGCGCGGTGATGAAGCTCTCATCCTCCAAATCCTGCATCGCTTCCGCGATATCGCTTTCGGTCATATGCAGATACCGGCGCATGATCGTCTTCACGGGGATGATGTTCTTCACGAAATTCGCCGCCTGCGTCTGTTCAAGATCGGTCGGCAGGTTCACCGGCTGCCATGTCGTTTCGAACCGTTCATCGGCGGCGGACGACTGACCGGACGCGACCAACGCCATGCGCAGGATGCGCACGAACGCGTCGTTGGCCCGCATGTTCAGGTCCTGTACCTTCAACGCCAGCGTCCTCGTGGTCAGACGCGCCCCCTCGGCGCTTCCGGCCACGTCCGGAGACAGGACGCTCAACGGCGTGCCGGTGGCGCCGGCCAACTGTTTGATGTCGCTCGAAGCGGCGGTGACCAGAGGCGTCACATCGGTGACCGCGCTCTCCCACACGCTCGTCTCCTTCGGCATCATCCACAATGCGGCCGGACCCATCTCGAAGATCTCGTCATAGTTGATGCGGTCGCCGGCCCTAGCCCGACCAGCGATCACGTCGGGATGATCCTCGTCATAGTATTCCGGCAGATCACCGCTCACCGCACGCTGACGGAACGCCTGCATCTCCTGAATGCAGAACCGTTGGAACCGCTGCTGGTCGATGCTTTTCAACGTGGGTATCGACGCCTCGAACTGTCCCTTTCCGGTAGGAGTGCTCATCTTCACCACCGGCAGGCATCCGCATGCCACCGCATACTTGTAGCCGGTCTCGATGCCGGCCTCCCATTGGAAATCGTTCGAAAACGCGATATTCACATCATCGGGATCATTGGCAAGCCCATACACCGCCTCATCATCCGATTCGGACGGAATCGTGCGCGCATCCGTCTGCCTGTACGCGACATGGGAATACACGCTCGACGGCGACCCGTCGTCGTTGCGAACCATGTTGAACAACGTCAGACGCTCCACGCCGTCATCGGGCGAATACGAGTACACCACGGCAGAGTCCTCTTCATCCGAAACGAACGTGTTCCACGGAGACAATATATGGATCCACGACGGATACTGGACACCGGTCACGTAAGCGTATGCGGCACCGAACACTCCGGCGTCGTAGAACATCTCCCTGCTCTTCAAATACATGCGGCAAGTATCCCACATGTCGTCGGCGGCCGTGCTGCGCATCGTCTGGTCTTTGACCAGGCGGAACCCGGTGGGCTGCTGGTTCGTGATGACCTCGTTCGCGATCGTTGACGCCAGATTCATCGGGCAGATCTCCACGAACCTCTTGTACACGTCCGTGCTCGCCTCGCTCCGCAGGCTGGAAGGAACATGCATGGTGGGCACGTTCTCACGCCCGTCATAGAACGTCTTCAACGTGCACAGCATGGGAATCCTCGCCTGCAGGCGCCGCGCCAGCCGGGTCAGCAGCATGCCATCCCCGCCAGGCTCGTCGTCGCCCTGCACGATACTCTCAAGATCAGCCACATGCACTCCCTATCAATGATTCATCGCACGCGGGTCACGAACGAACGCCTGCGCTGCTCCCGCTGCTCGGACAGATACTTGCTCCGCGCCGCATATGCCAACACCGACGCCATGCACGCGTCGATCTTGTGCGGACTCTTCGGCGTCTCCTTGCTAATCAGATAGCCGAACGACTTCTCCCTGCGTTTCGCGTTGCGGAAATGCGACAGCAGACGCGGGTCGGACAGCAGCAGCACGTTCTCCGAAACCGGTTGATCCTTGGAGTCGATCTCAACCGGCTCATACTCGAAACCGGAATGCATGTTCTGCAATGCCTGAACCATGGCACGGTTCTGATTGTTCGTATAGAACTTCATCACATCCCTGCCGGACGCCTGGACGCGCATCTTCCGCCCGAACTCGACCTCCCAATCGTTGATGATGTTCTCGAAGAACGCCGGATCGGCGAACACGCCGACCACGTTATAGTTCTTCAACACCTCACGCACGCGGGCGTCGAAAGCGTCACGGTCCACCCTCCAGTCAGGCGTCGGCTTGTCCGGCTTCTGCTCCAGTTTGATGATGAAGCACAAGCCGTCGCGCACCCTGCAGCCAACCAATGCGGTCGAATCGTCACGAATGGAACCATCGAAACCCAATGTGATCTCGTCACGTCGGTCGATGACCTTCCGCCACACCTCGTCCAACCGCATATGATTGGACATCGCCGTGTCCACAAGCTGTTTGCCGTACAAGTGGCTCATGATCGCAGGTTCGGTAAGCCACGAATCCTCGCTCGACGCGCGGGAATTGAGGAAGTACCGGATCGAATCGTTGATGTCCGAATCAGGCTGGTAGATCTGCCGCATGAAATCATGCACGTCCTGCCAGCCGTCCTTCGACGGTCCCGGTTCCACGCCATCATCCGCCAATGACCAGCCTTCGGCGCTGCGACCCGTCTCATCGACCTCGACCATGCGCCCGTCCGGCAGAATGATGTGATCTCTGCCATCCGAACTCCGCGCCGCGGAACCATACGACTCGTACAACGCGCGTTCCAGCTTCTTCTCATCGGCGAAATCCTCGATGGGAAGCGTGGAATACCGGTAGTCGAAATACAGGCCGCTGTCATGCTTGACACGACCGGCCTGAATATCCTCCGCGTATTTCAGCGTGTTCTCCGCCACGCTATCCAAACCGGGTTTGAAATACGTGGTCATCTCCAACAGCCACGGATTCGAATCGTGACGTTTCGGCAGATTGCGCTGCACCGTCTTGTACATGCGCTTGTGCTTCGGCAGCACGTACTCGTGGATCTCGTCGGCAAGAACGAAGGTCTCAAGACCTCCATCCTTGGATGCGTCACCCGATGTGGACGGTATGATCTCCCCGCCCTCCGGCAGGCCGATCCGCACCTTCGTGACCTCCATGCCCAACCCCTTGAGCTGGGCGAGAGGGCCTTCGTTGCAGTTGTAGTAGATCGTGTCGAAGATGTTGCCGGTCTGATCCTCAGCGGTAGCCAGACACAATATCTCGGGCATCTTCACCGGACGGCCCATAGGTTCGCCCGGTTCATACGTGTACGTCTGCCCAAGGAACGTGTAGGTCTCCCCGCCTTTCGCCCAACCCGCGAACCTGCACGGACCAAATCCCTCGAACAGGCCAAACCCGGCGCCCAGACCGCTCTTGTTGCAGCCTTTGGGACGCCACAGAGAGCAACGGTCGAACCTACGACGACCGTTCGCGTCCAGCGCATAGCAGTTCAACGCGAACTGGAAATACTCAGGAGTAAAGAACGGAGGCAAACCGGTCGCATCACCACGCCCGATCAGCGTGAACGTCTCGATCCACCAGACCGCCAGACCGCCAAGCGAACGCTCCCGCTCCTCGACCGACAGTTTGGGGATCGTAACATGCATCAGCCACCAGCCGCCCTACGACGATTCCGATACGACTGAAAATCCACCACGTTCGTGTTACTGCCATCGGAAGCCGCATAATCATCGGACTTGATGTCATCGAACTTCAACGCCCTCAAACTCATCGGAGTCCAACCGAACTGGTCAAACATCTGCCGAACCACAGGCCCCAACGTCGCATACCTGCCGGAAGCCAACATCTCATCCAACTCCGCGAACGCCAGAATCACAGCCATCCACATAGGCTCCGTCCGGCACAGGGAAGCATTCGGACTACGCCGGAACTCCTCATACCATTTCACGACGATAGGCTTCCACTCGCGATTCTTCGGCAGAATCATCGGCCCCGGAGGTAACTCCGGCCCCAACGGCCCATCAGGCCGTTCAAGCACCTGCCCTTTCGACATCACGCTCTTCAACGTCATCACCCTGCCCATTCCGGGACTCGAAACGCGAAACGCATTCCCGATGAACCAACACCCGGTTGGACAACGCCAACGCGCCACCCTTTTCGGGAGGCACGCGCCACACGCCAACCGGACATGACGAATCCAACACATCAATCGACCGATCCAACGACCGGCCGCACACGGGACACTCATGCGAGCACGACTCCCACTCGTCATCCCGCGACCAAAACTCACTCTCCACACGCGGAGCCTCGACACGAGCGTTCACACGCGGCTCCCACAACACGCTCTTCAACGGGTTGGGCTTCCTAGACGGATTCAACCCCTTGCCCTTCAACCTATGGAACCGTTTCCTGCAGGTCGCCGAACAGAACGCCTTATCCTTACGCTCCGTCTCAAAAAACCTGCCGCACGCCAGACACGCACGACTCATACGACGCCGACGCGCATCACCGGTACGTTTGAAACGCGCATAATGCGAGGCGCACATACCCATCTCACGAACCGGACGACCACAACCGTTCACACTGCACGCCTCGTCTACCTGAACGCCGGATGCGAATACCATTCCGCCTCCCTACGACGCTCACGCTTCGCACGACGCGCATCAGCGGACTCCATCCCGGTCTTATACGCATGATGCGCATGACACAACGCCCACAGATTCGACGGGCTATCATCATCCACACCGTTCAAAGCCCGACGCTTGTGATCCACCTCGACCGCACGTACACCACATTTACGGGAGACACCGGTAACCGGGTCAATCACAGGCCATTGGCAAACCCAACCGTCACGACGCAAAATACGCAGCCGCGTAGCCTCCCAACCCCTGTTGAACCGCTCCTTACGACGAGAAGTAGACCACACCACAAACCTTCACCCCCATACAAGGGCGGTGGTGGACGTTGCGCCGCACATGACAGCAGGAACAACTAAACCGGCGATCATCCACCACCTAGCACCATCCGCAGGACTCGAACCTGCACCTCCCGGTTTTGGAGACCGGGCGCCCTACCAGTTAGACCACGATGATAAAGCGGTTGTTGAGGGATTCGAACCCCCGGACCCATGAGAGTCAACGGCCTAGCAAGCCGCCGCCTTAAACCAGACTCAGCCAAGCAACCAAACCGGGAGAATGGACTGGTTTTTACCATCAACGCCTATCCTGCACCAACTGATGCACCCTTATCGGCGTACCGTCCGCTCGCCCCGCTAAGGGCACGGGCCGCTAAACCCACGAACGTCGCTTACCCCCACACCAGGAACCGGAGGGTATTCGCGCACTCCCTGACGCCACGACAACGGCCAATCATCACAGCGTCTCGTACCACGGGTGGGACTCGAACCCACAACCCAATGATTAAAAGTCACCTGCTCTACCAATTGAGCTACCGAGGCAAACCCGATCCACAAGGAACCGGGGCAACAGAAAGGAGGCGAGATGAACATTTGATATCCGACTACGCCGAACCATCAAAAACCATCTAGGCGTAAGCCTACTCAGAAAAAACGTTACCGCAACTGTTACCGACAAAATTATGCCGCGAGTTCAATTTCAATACCATAAGGGCATCGATTCAGCACTTCATTATCGGGATCAACGGCACGCAACGCATCCTCCAATTCCTTAATCCGAGCCTCATATGAAGCCCTTGCCAACATCTCGGCAGTATTCTCATACGCAGTAACAGGCTGCAGGTGATCCGGATTGACACAAGCAGTATTAGCACACATATGATGCGCCGCTTGAGTTCCCAAGCTCGCTCCATATTTCATCTCCACAGCAAGTCGATATAAGGCAAAAGTCTTACCGCCCCATTTCACATACGCATATCCATCTCGCTTATAACCGCTCCATTGCCAGCACCCATTCTCCAACACATCGCAACGCTTCCTCAATTCTTTGAAAAACTTGTTCTTATCGTTGTCCTCAAAAGCCCTACGCAAAGGAGATAATTGGGCACGCCTATTCACATGCCGCCCAGCTTTGGAACAAGCTTCGCAACAATACTTCACGTTGCGGTTGCGCCTGTTAAAAGTCTTACCACAGTACGCGCAGTTCACCTCGATCTGAATAGCAGCCTTTTTTGACTCACGACATTTTTCGCACAGTTTTCTCTTATGCTCACTGTGAGAGTTATATCTAAAAGATTGACCACACCTAGAACATTGACGATCCTTATACAAAACTTCATCAACGCTTCCGCAATGATTCAACCTCCATGCAAAAGTAATATCCCTCAGTAAACCGGTCCTACACCCGTCCGAACATGTCCTTTTATCAGGCCTTGGAGAATCGAATTCCTTGCCGCAATAATCGCACGTACACACATAAGGCAAAGAATGCCTACGCCTATTCATGTAACAATTCGAACACAACCCAGCCTTACGCATGACACCGGTATGCCCGCAAGAACACAGCCATTTTACGTTCGACGGACGACAGTTTTTTGAACAGTAGACCTGATGTGGATTAGACTTCTCAAAACATGTTTTGCAGGTAGGGCAGACAGTCAACAGCAATCCTTAGAACCATTGATAACAACGCTCCCTTCCTTCCACAGCAACAAGAATACACCGTGCGCCACGTTTCGTGAATCAACTTTTTAAAATAGCGCGCACATTCAGAGCTAGAGTCCAGCGGCCGGTGGGCAATGGCGGCGTGGACCCTCTCCCACCCCGGTTCGGCGTGTCGTGTGGTATACGCGCGTGTGCGTGCCTATGGTGTGGCGGGTGCGCTGGCGTCTCTCGCTAGCGTCTAGCATCTATCGTGTCTCGCCTATCGCTAGCGCGTCTCTAGCGCGTCCGTACGTCGCGCCTATCGCTATCGCTA